CTGGAATAAAGGAAAAGTTCGAACAACTTTTAGGAAAGAAAATCACACGCTGGACGGAAACTTATGGTATGTGTGGTAGATTTCAATATTGTACTGCAGAGGATGCAATTGTTTATCATGGTGATGCTCAACAGTGGGCTGCTGTGGTATACTTAACTCCGGATGCACCATATGAAACTGGAACTTCTTTATTAATCCATAAAAAAACTGGAATTCGTCATTGTAGTCATCCTAATATCTGGAATGCCTGGAAAGATACTGCACCGACAGGTTTGTATCTGGTTGGAAATGTTTTTAATAGATTGATTATTTGGGACGGTCACTGCCCTCATGCCGCTTCAAAGTATTTTGGATTTACAAAAGAAACTTCTAGACTTTTCCACATTTTCTTTTTCGACACTGATGATACTCCCTCTTGGGTTAACTAATTGTAAAACTTTATAAATTATTAAAATATATCGAACAATTATGAACTTTACTGTATATTCAAAAGAAAATTGCCCATATTGCTATAAAGTCAAACAAGTATTAGAGTTGACTGGAAGCAACTTTGTAGTGTATAATCTTGATGAACACTTTACCAAAAATGAGTTTTATGCCGAGTTTGGTGAAGGATCTACATTTCCTCAGGTCATCTGTGATGATAAAAAACTTGGTGGATGTACTGATACCGTTAAATTTTTAAAAGAAAAACAAATTGTCTGATACGAACATAAATAAATCAGACCACAGAAACCGTGGTGTTGAAATTCTCCTAACTGGAGGTAGAAGAAAGCAAACTCAACCATTTCACATCATCTTTGAAAAGATAGTTTGCTTTCTGAATCGGGAAGTAACTATCTATTTTGAATTTTCCTTTAAATCTAGGAAGAAAAAAGTAGTTTCCCGGAGAAAGACAAATGCTCGCAGTTAGCTTAGTTTTCGGTTCATTTTTAACCGTCTTGTTTCTTATAGTGGGACTTGTAACTGGTTGGGTAGCAAGAGAATACATGATGAACTATCGGGAAATTCCAAGACCTCACCCCGAAATGTTTGATTCGCAGGGAAACCTGATTCCAGATGAGGTGATTGCATTTAACTTTGAGAACTATTATGACTACGAAGATACAGAAGAAGACGACAACAGCGGCAACTAAACCAAAAGTTGCTACTACTAAAAAAACTGCTGCCCCAGTAGTTGATAATCTACCTTCCAATCCCTTTTCTTTTGAAGTACTTGATCTTGTGTCTAGGCAGAGATCAAATGCTAAAAAGGTAGAATTACTTAAGAAGTACGAGCATCCTTCATTAAAAGCTCTTTTCATTTGGAATTTTGATGAGTCAGTAATTTCCATGCTTCCAGATGGACCTGTTCCATATTCTGGTTATGAAAATCAAACTTCTTATAGTGGTACTCTAACTACTAAGATTACTGAAGAAGTGCGTAAAATGCACGAAACGGGATCTTTTTCTATGGGAGCAAGTGATAAGCAAGGGCATACTACGATTCGTAAAGAGTATAAAAATTTCTATCACTTCATCAAGGGTGGAAATGATGGATTAAATAATATTCGTAGAGAATCGATGTTTATTTCCATTCTTGAAGGTCTTCATCCCCTTGAAGCAGAAATTATTTGTCTTGTAAAAGATAAGCAACTTCAAACAAAGTATAAGATTACGAAGGAGATTGTTTCGGAGGCGTATCCCGATATTCAGTGGGGAGGTCGTTCGTGAGTCAACTTGGTGATGTAATTGAAAAAGCACAAAATAAAGAAAAGCATATGGATTCTTGGACACCCGCAGAAAAGGAAACTTGTAAGTCACGCTACGGTTGTGAGATTCTGATTGAAGGTGGGACCTATGCTGAAGTCTGCACGAAAGATGCACCCAATGATGCCTATATTATTAAGTATATGATTGATGATAAGATTTGTTTTGACCTTACTCGTGGCGGAAGAATCAAACTGTTTGATATGTATTGGGATAAGTTTCGTGGGAATCTAAAGAGTATTGACTTTGGTTATGGGAGAGTCAATCCAAAACTCTGGGGTTATAAATCTCCCGAAAAGAAAAAGAGAAAATAGTTTACAAATTGCTGGGAAAAAATCCCGGCAATTTTTTTGACTCTTAAGATTTTATAAAATTGTAACAGATTATACAATTTTATATTGATATATACCTTGAAAAGGTCTATAATGACCTTACGTTCATCAGAGAAAACTCTGACGGAAGTAAGCCGACGCGGAACGGATCGTTCATTCGCTATTCGCAAATAGCGAACGCAAACGCCGACTGAAGGAACGCTCTTTAACTTAAAAAACTAAGGAGAAAACCTAATGTCTAAAGTCGTATACAGAGGCGTAGAGTATGATACTCAAAAGCGTCTTGAGTATCAACAACAGATGATGCAACAACCTCAACAATACAACGAAACCTATCGTGGTGTTAAGTTTGTAAAGGAGGGGAACAAATGAATACTTACTTCGTTCGTTATCTTAAGAAAAAAGCAAAGAAAGAAAAACTTCTTAAAGATGCACAACTGAATATGGCAAAGCAACCACAAGTTGCTTGATAGATGGGAGGATTGACATCCTCCCTTTTTTTATGTACAATGAACGAAGAGAACTATAAGGTATGGATAGAGAAAAACTAAAACTTATTGTTCGTAATCTAGAATTGCTTGTAGATTCTTTAAAAGCAGAAGTTTATTCTGATGTTTCTGCTTATACTCCTATGAAACCAATAGGAAAAAAACCAATTTTAGATTATGATGAAATTTTTGAAGACGATGATGGGTACCCAGATTAAAAATGAAAAGTTTTGAAAAACAACTTACTTCTGAAATTAGAAGGCAACAATTACAAAAAGTGAGCAGAGCAAAAGAATTAGTAAAGTTGCTTGAACGATTGATCAAGCAGGATTATCTTTATACTCAAGAAAGAATTAAAGAAATGAAAGAGCAACTTTCTTTAGTAAAAGAACAAATAGAGGAAATAGAAGTACAAACATCAAAAGGATTTGGAAAAAAATGAGCGTAAAACTTATTAGCGTAACTCCAGATGCAGAAAAAACAATGGCATATGTTGCTAGAGTTTCTAATCCTGCGAATCAAGACAACGAAAACTATGCCAAGTTGCTTGCTTATTGTATTAAGCATAATCATTGGTCTGTTTTTGAACAGTCTTTTATGACTCTTGAGATTGAAACTAATCGTGGTATAGCAGCACAAATTCTCCGTCATCGGAGTTTTACATATCAGGAATTTTCACAACGGTATGCAGATAGTTCTTTGTTAGGAGAGTATATTCCTGTTCCAGATCTTCGTCGTCAGGATACAAAGAATCGTCAGAATAGTATTGATGATATTGGTGAATATGAAAAACTGTCTCTTCAGAGTAAAATTCAAGAGCATTTTGCGGAGGGTATGCGCCTCTACAAGGAACTTCTTACTCACGGGGTGGCAAAGGAGTGTGCAAGGTTTGTACTGCCCTTAGCAACGCCCACACGCATCTATATGACCGGTTCTTGCAGGTCATGGATCCATTATATTAATCTTCGCTCTGCTAATGGAACGCAGCAAGAACACATGGATATTGCACTTGCTTGCAAAGAAGTTTTTAAAGGTCAATTTCCATCGGTTTCAGAAGCACTTGAATGGATCTAAATAAATTATCTTGATATTGTAACTTTATGGCAATTTATCCAATTATTCACAAGGAAACTGGTGAAAAAAGAGTTGTTGAAATGAGTGTTCATGATATTCAACAATGGTATAAAGATAATCCTGAATGGCAGAGAGATTGGTCTGAAGGATGTGCTTCACCCGGTGAAGTAGGAGATTGGCAAAATAAATTAATCTCTAAAAACCCTGGTTGGAACGACGTATTAGGTCGTGCCGCCAAAATGCCCGGTTCAAACGTTAAGAAGATCTAGTATGGCAAGAAAAAGAAGGACGAATGACCAACCAATTGGAGTTGGTTTGACAACCCGTCAAATGAAGCGCAGAAAACCATTAAGTGTTGATTATTTGCTCGATATTGATCCACTTACTGAAAATCAAAAACATTTATTCGAGTCCTATTCATCCGGAAAACATATAGTTGCTTATGGATGTGCAGGAACAGGCAAAACTTTCATTACACTTTATAATGCTCTTTGTGATGTATTGGATGAAAAAAGTCCATATGAAAGAATTTATCTGGTCAGATCTTTAGTTGCTACAAGAGAAATTGGATTTCTTCCTGGAACTCACGATGATAAGTCTGATATCTACCAGATTCCATATAAGAATATGGTGAAGTATATGTTCCAGATGCCTTCAGATACCGAGTTTGAAATGCTTTACGGAAATCTTAAAGCACAAGAAACAATCAAATTCTGGAGCACTTCATTTCTCCGTGGAACAACACTTGATAGAGCAATTATTATTGTCGATGAATTTCAAAACTTGAATTTTCATGAACTTGATAGTATAATTACTCGTGTAGGTGAAGATACAAAAATTTGTTTCTGTGGTGATGCTACTCAAACAGATCTTGTGAAAACAAATGAAAGAAATGGTATTATAGACTTTATGTCTATCTTGCGTAAAATGCCTTCTTTTGATATAATTGAATTTGGAGTCGATGATATTGTTCGTTCTGGTCTTGTTAAAGAATACATTCTTGCAAAAATGGAAGTTGGTTTTTAATGTTTAATCATATTGATGTGAATCTCCCTCAACTTGAGAGGGAGACTATAGATGGTGTTCGTTATTATAAAGTTCCTAATGATGAAGAACTTCTTAAATTAGTTTCAATTACTTCGGTTACTAGTCATAAAAATCGCCAGTTTTTTGCAAACTGGCGTAAAAAAGTTGGAGAAGAAGAAGCAGATAAAATTACACGGCAGGCAACTAGTCGTGGAACAGATATGCATACTTTGGTTGAGCATCATTTAAAAAA